TACGAAGGACTTCTGCCAGAAGCGGACAAAAACGAGCTGTTCGGATATGACTTCTGCAAGGAACAGGCGGAAAACGCCTTTTTTAATCTTGATTTGTACATCGAAGCACTGAGCGAAATTGGGTTCTATCTGGATAAGGTTGACTTCAGTATGCTGAACAAGTTTTATCACAGCGTTGAAAGCTATGAGCTTTGTGCAACGGATGAAATGACAATCGAAACAAAAACGCTCATGATCCTGTTGGAGTGCATGGCGATAACGCTTGAATCAGAACGTGATATGCTTGTCACGTCTATGATCGATGAAATGGACGATGAAGAGTACAAGAAGAACTACAAAGCTGTATGGGGTAAAGAGCCAGAGGACGGTGATTCAGAATGTATATAAAAGATTTGCAAGGTGGAGAAGTGCGGAAATACGGTTCAAATCATCATGATGCTCTGCGTGTGTCACCAGATGGCACGATTCTGAGTTACGAGAATCTCCAAAACGGTGATGGTAGCAGATTTGGTGATTACAGATTCTGTGATGAGGACGGATTGATTCCAGAAGAGGATGAAGTGCTTGTTAAGCATGGAGCAGATGCATATTTCAATATTGGCGGTTTTGTTGAAGTGGTCAGATGCAAGGACTGCAAATATGGTTTAAAGGTTGTATCTCCGATTACTGCAATATTTTGCACTAGATTTGGAGCAAAAGACATGGCGGTCGAAGATGACGATTTCTGCTCATACGGAGAGCGAGGTGAAGCAGATGACTAAACAGGAAGCCATTGAGATATTAAGAGACACCCCGATTGACATTAGAAGCACAAGGGAAGATGACATACATACCTTATACGCAACGGCACAGGGAATGGCAATCGAAGCGTTACAATATGATTGCGAAAAGGTTGCGGAAGGTTGCGATGATTACATCACGGTTAAAAGACAATTTGTTCTGGATGCTATAAACATCGGCTTAAGCGGATACATCTCTGATGATGACATATTAACGCTTGAAGGAATGGGAATAGCTGTATCTGATTTGCCATCCGCACAGCCAGAACGGAAGAAGGGTGAGTGGATACCGTACGAGTTCGGAGATGAAAGTTGGCATCAATGCACTGCCTGTGGAGTTGCTGATAAATATATTGACTATGTTAAGGGCTATGACGGTAAAACAGGGAAGCTAGTGTCGGTACGAAATTATTGTCCTTATTGCGGTGCTGATATGAGAGGTGAACAGGAATGATTAAGAAATACAGAAAGAAGCCAGTAGAGATCGAAGCGGTGCAGTGGACTGGAAAGAACGGTGCAGAGGTAGAAGATTTTATTGGAGATTATTTGGCAGGATATGGAAACGACCTAGTATATTATCCCAAAACAGAACAACATAAAAACAACTTGATGTATATCCGCACTCTTGAAGGCGCAATGATTGCATCGGTCGGTGATTACATCATCAAAGGCGTACAAGGCGAGTTTTATCCATGCAAGCCAGATATATTTGAACAGACATATGACGAGGTGGAAGATGGCAAGACTGAGTAAGGAAGAACAGGCAAGAAGGGATGGCATGGATTACTTCGTCCGCCTGTATAGATCACAAGATGTACGCATACCAGAGATCGACGAGGAAATAGCAAGACGCAATCTGACAGGCAAGCCGATAGGTCTGGACAAAAAATCCGAGATGGAATATGTCGAGATGATCCAGAAGCAAACCTTGCAAGTGGCAATCGTTTTATATGTATGGATTCTGCATAACAAATTGGAGTGGGGCGAGAAAAGACTTCTCCGAGCAATGCAATGGTTTTGGGATATGGCAGATTTGCTGACCGAGGATTATCTGAGCTATCAAGACATAGCGGAAACACTCAAGGCAGAAACAGGAATCCAGATGGAATTTGACTGGCTAGGAGAAAAAGAATGATTTTCGACAGGGAACAATTCGGACGGAATCTTATGTTCCGGCTGAAGCAAAAACATATGTCGCAACAAGATTTGTCTGACCAAAGCGGTGTAAGTCGGGTTGCGATCAATCGGTGGATTAATGGTAACGCAGTACCATCTGTCGATTACCTTACCGTAATAGCCAAAGTGCTAGATGTAACTATGGATGATTTATTGAAGAATGTAGTAAAGGAGTAAACATGAATAAAGTTGAACTTATTGGAAGAGTAACAAGAGAACCAGATGTTAGAACCACACAGGGCGAAAAGCCTATTATGATTGCGAGATACAATCTTGCGGTAAATCGTAGGTTTAAGTCTGGCGATCAGTCAGCAGATTTTATCAACTGTGTTGCCTTTGGGAAACAGGCAGAATTTGTCGAGAAATATTTGAAAAAAGGTATGCAGATTGCAGTTTGCGGAAGAATCCAGACTGGTTCTTATACGAACAAAGATGGTCAGAAAGTCTATACAACTGATGTGGTGGCAGAAGAACATTACTTTATCGGTTCTAAATCCGACAATCAGCAGTCTGAGCCGGAAGCACCAAAAACTGCGGATGCAGATTTTATGAAGATTGATCCGAACGTGGACGAAGAGTTACCTTTTGCGTAGGAGATAAAATATGAAACATTACGGAGACATAACAAAACTGTCTGGATGGGATCTGCCTATCGTTGATGTCATTACTGGCGGTAGTCCATGCCAAGATTTGTCGGTGGCTGGCAATCGTGCCGGACTTGACGGAGAACGCAGCGGATTGTTTCTGGAACAGATAAGAATAGTAAAGGAGATGCGAGAACATGACAGAGCAACTGGAAGGACAGATGAGTTTTGCAGACCTCGATTCCTCGTTTGGGAAAATGTACCAGGCGCACTCAGCTCGTCTGGAAAAGGAATGCCAAAAGGAGCAGACTTCCAAAGAGTCCTCACGGAAATCGCAAGGATCGCAAACCCAGAAGCTCCCGATGTGCCTATGCCTAGTAGGGGGGGTGGAGCAAGTCTGGATGCATCTACGATGAGATGGGAAGATGGAGCATTGCTTGGAGAGTACACGATGCACAGTTTTGGGGAGCAACCCAAGAACTTGATGGACGAATGCTCGTTAGAGGTACGCCCCAAAGACGTAAGCGTATCGCACTTGTCGCAGACTTTAATGGATTGTGCGCCCCAGAAATATTATTTGTCAGAAAAGGCTTGCACAGGGATTATCAATCGAGCCAACAAAAGGGGCAAGCAATTGCCGGAAGTGCTGATGAAAGCATTGGAGAATCAGATCAATCGGGGTAGCGTCAGCCACTCTGAAAATTAGGGGGGGGTAGAACGTGATTCCCTTGGCAAGAAAGCCGGAAAAGGAGCATTAATCCAATGGGAGAAAAGTGCAACATTGGGAGTGAGTCAAGACCAGACATTATTTGTTTTGAACCGGGAATAGCAAGCCGTGATGGTGGGCATATTTATTACAATGTCGCTGGCACATTAAGAGCAAATCCAGGGGATAATGCTTTAACGATTGTTTGTCTGGAAGGAAATGGAATAAGACCTTCCCATATGGGATGCGGTTTCTCTGTGGGGGGGGTAATGTACACTCTCAACAGTACAGAGGTTCACGGAGTGGCTTATGAAACAGATAGCATTACAACATCATCCGAATGATTCCAGAATACTAATTGTTGACGATGGCATATGCCAGACATTAAGTCAGCGTATGGGAACCGGGGGGGGCAATGTGCCATTAGTGTTGGAGATATATGAAGATAGCGTATGGAGTGGTGACAAAAGGAAACGGAGAAGCGTGGATAATGCTTGAACGCCATACAAGCCTATCGATTGGCGGTGGACAAGCAGGGCAAGGCTATCCGTGCGTATTGATCTATGATGATGAACCAAATAAAAATAATAAAAACAATCTGCCTAGACCAACAAGGCGGAAAGGGGAATGCAAACTATGAAATAGATGTTGCGTGTACGTTATTGTCTGATAGCCACGGAACACCACACGCAGTTTGCATCGTGTATGAAGATGAAGACATTGACAGAGAAACGATTCTTTGAATATCACGAGGATGATGTATCTGTAACCCTTAGAACTAAGGGTGGTTCTTTCGGGGGGGGAGCGAAGTGTTGGTTATTTGCTCTACTCCCAAACCGTTGGAGCGTTGTGTGCCAGAGACTACAAAGGAATCGGAAATCAATATGTGTATGAGGACAAGTTAGTAATTGAAATTGTTGGGAATGATAGCAGACCATCCAACACCAAAGATTAATCTTGGTGGGGGTACTGCGTATACGTTGAATAGTAGAGACTACAAAGGAGTAATGATAGTTGTCATATCAAAAAGTGACAGGAACATTGACTGCGAACAGTCATCCGGGGAGTTACTGCGGTCAAGATGCCTACAACGATATGTTCGTGACGGAGAATAAAAATGATAATTTCAACAAGCAAGGTGGATTATCACACCAAAGCGAATTACAACATAACGAGTGCGCTTGTGAGTACGGATTACAAAGATCCGCCTACGATTTTGAGGGGGGGGTACGACATGGATACTGCGGTAAGACGCTTAATGCCGATAGAATGCGAAAGACTTCAAGGATATGAAGACAACTGGACTTTGATTGGAGAGCCGGAAGAAACAAAAAACGGAGAAATCGAATACTTCTACATTGATTCCAATGGCAAGAAGAAAAAGGTTTCTGATTCTGCCAGATATAAGGCACTTGGAAATTCTATCTGCTTGCCGTTCTGGGAATGGATGGCAAGACGGATCTGTTCACAATACGAACGGAAAGTAACAATGGGCAGCCTATTTGATGGAATCGGTGGATTTCCCCTGGTTTTCCAGAACGTAGGTGCATTCCCGATTTGGGCATCCGAAATAGAGGAATTTCCGATGGCAGTAACGAAAGAGAGGTTTCCAGAAGATGACTAACCAAAAATTCGTAGTATTCCAGACAGAAACGATGGTGAAAGGACATTTCCTTTTGTCATCAGACGGAATACTGTACAGAACAATTTTAGGATTTACCTTCAAGGTAAAGCATCCAGAGAGATACGAGGTGAGGTTCATTGCAGAGCAAGTTGACTAAAGCAATCGAAGAACTGACAAAGCGTGGGTACGATGTCTACGTTAATGATGTTGACAGTCTTATTCATTTCAGACTGTCCATCGAAAATATGAATCAAAAATTCTATGACAAGATCAACCGAGATTTGGAGTCAATCGGTTGGGATAAGTCATGGGGTGCAACAGGAAATGGAGAATAGGGTATTCCAAAATGGAATAGGTGGTGAAGGTATGAATAAACCTAACTACAAAAAGATTTATGCAATGAAAGCAGAACGTGAAAAACGTATCCAGAAGGTGTGTCCGGGGATTCCATACAAAAGTGGTATATACGCATTTGTAAGAGATGATGAGTCTGGGTTGAAGATGGCATATATCGGACAGGCAAAGTCTTTATGCGAAAGGTGTGCTTCTCATCTAGCTGAGTACGATCATATTGGACTTTCACTAAAGAAACGTGGTTTCTTTTCTCCAGACAATATATACGGATGGAAATTGGCATATAAGTGCTATCCAGAATCGGAACTGGACGATAGGGAAAGGGTTGCGATTAAGAATTTTGGAAACAATGGATGGCAACTATATAATTCTACATCTGGTGGTCAAGGAAAAGGAAAAACGCAAATCAACGAATACAAGCCACAAAAAGGCTATCGGCAAGGTGTCCAGCAAGGCAAGAAGATGTTAGCTAGGGAGTTGTCGGACATTGCCGGAAAGCATCTGGAAATCGGATTGAAGCCAGAGAAGCAGAACAACAAGACAAGTCAGAAGATGTTTGAAAAATTCCAGACATTGATGGACGAAAGCAACTACGAGTAGGTGAGAATATGTATGAAGAATTTTTGCGAAAAAAGGATGTGTTAGAAGCAATTGACTGGCACATCAAACGGATTCACGCAACGGAAAAAGAACAAGAAACTGCGAGTCAAATAATCTCCAAGTTTGAGGATTTAAAAACGGAAATTGACGATATTATTATCCCAAATGTTTTTAGTGATGATGAAACCATCTTGTTTAATATGCCAGATGACACAGATACAAAATTAAAAAGCATTAGGATTAATTTTAGGTAGGTGATTGAGTTGGCAAAGAGATATTACTGGTTAAAACTCCAAAAGGACTTTTTCAAAAGGCACGATATTCGGATCATAGAAGCAATGCCAAATGGAAAAGACTATATCCTTTTCTATCTAAAAATGCTTGTGGAATCTGTATCACATGACGGAGAACTTCGGTTCTCCGAAACGATTCCATACAACGAGGAAATGCTTGCAACAGTTACCAATACAAATGTAGATGTTGTTCGGTCTGCTATGAAAGTTTTTATTGAACTTGGAATGATGGAAGTATTGGATGACAAGACCATCTATATGGCAGAAGTCCAGAAGATGATTGGGTCTGAAACTGATAGTGCAGAGCGGATGAGAAAACATCGGAAAAGGATAGAAGCGTCACATAGTGACAACGATGTGCAAAATAGTGACATAGATATAGATATAGAGAAAGATATAGATATAAATAATATATATGGCGATTTCTTTGAGCAATGTTGGAGCATTTATCCAAACAAAAAAGGAAAAGGGAAGATTTCCGATGCCAAAAAAAGGAAGTTGTATGAGAAGGTTGGTCTGGAGCAAATGATTAGATGTATCGAAAGATACAAGTCATACTGTGATGGCAAAGATATGCAGTTTGTCATGTATGGCAGCACGTTTTTCAATTCCGGCTATGTTGACTATCTCGATGAGAATTACAACGATGGCAATTCTGCACAGATTTTAAATACCCCTGGGGGTGATGACGAATGGCAAGGTTAGATGAAAACGAAATCCGCAAGGCGATAGCGGTACTCAAACCAGATGGCGAACTGTTTGAGATTCGGGTAGAAGGCAACAAGCGCACTACCAGCGGATACTTTCGAGATGCCGATACGCTTGTCAGAGAATTGAAAAAGCAAGACTTGGATGGCAGAAACGTATATTTCACACTTAACAGAGTGAATGATGATTGTTATGCCAGAGAACAGAAAGATAAATTCAAAGCAGTCAAGACCACTACAAGCGACAATGACATCGTGGGGTATAATTTCCTGTTCGTTGACATAGATCCAGAGCGCCCGAAAGACACATCCAGTACGGATGAGCAAATGGAGTATGCAAAAGAGATTGCTAACAAGGTCTATGACTTCATGGGTAAGCAAGGATTTGAAAAGCCGATAGTGGCAATGTCTGGCAATGGTGTGCATCTGCTCTACAAGGTTAAATTAAAAATCAATGACAATACAAAGCAGATTATCAAGACTTGTCTGGAAACCTTGGATATGCTTTTCTCTGAAAAAAAGAAAGTGAAAGTCGATACTGTCAACTTCAATCCGGCAAGAATCTGCAAGTTATACGGTACGTTGGCACAAAAGGGTGCAGACGATGAGAAACATCCTCACAGGATGAGCAAGATTGTGAGTGTGCCGGAAGAGTTAAAGGCAACAGACATTGAATATCTCAAGAAGTTATGTTCTCTGTATCCGAAAGAGCCAGAGAAACCGAAGAGATATAACAACTATGCTCCTAGTGATTTTGATTTGGAAGACTGGATGAACAAATACGGTCTTCGGTATCGCAAAGCTGGTTATAGTGGTGGCACAAAGTATATTCTGGATTGTTGTCCGTTTGACAGTAATCACAAAGGCAAGGACGCTTGCATCTTCAAATCGAGCAGCGGTGCATTAGGATTCCATTGTTTTCACAATTCATGTGCAGACAAGAAGTGGCAAGATGTGCGGTTACTGTTTGAGCCAGATGCTTATGAAAAGAAATGGCAAGAAGATGACAAGCGAATGTACAAGTCATTCAATCGTGATCGCAAGCCAGAGCCAAAGAAGATTGTCAAGAAGGATAACATTCCTGTTTTCTATACGGCAGAAGATGTTTTCAATTTACCGCCAATACAAGAATCGTTTATCAAGACTGGCATCGAAACTTTGGATAAACGCACCAGAGGATTGCAGAAGAGCAGAGTATCCCTTGTGTCTGGACTTAGAGGTTCTGCAAAGTCAACATGGCTTTCACAGGTGATCCTCGATGCGGTAGATGCAGATAACAATGTCGGATGCTTCTCTGGAGAGTTGACGGAAAGAAACTTCATGCGGTGGATGAATCAACAGGCAGCCGGAAAGTCATTTGTCGAGCCGAGCCAGTATCCAGGCTATTACAATGTGCCGAGAAAATACATGGAGCAGATAGCAAAGTGGTTAGGCAATCGGTTCTGGCTTTATAACAACAACTATGGCAATGACTTCAATGCAGTCATGGAGCAGTTTGAAAAACAAGTAGAAGAGCAGAAACTTGACTTGTTGGTACTGGATAATCTGATGGCATTTGATATTTCGTCATTGTCCGAGCAGAAGTTTGAAGCACAGACAAGGTTCGTTCTGCAATTGGCAGACCTAGCAAAGCGGAAGAATATACACATCATCTTTGTGGCACATCCGAGAAAAGCAATGGGATTCCTAAGGTTGGATGACATCAGCGGTTCGGCTGACTTAGCAAACGCAGTAGATTATGCCTTTATCATCCATCGGAATAACAATGACTTCCAGAGATTGAGCAAAGCAATGTTTAACTGGAATGATGACAACGAGGTTTATTCCGGCACAAACGTGATTGAAGTAGCCAAGGATCGTGACGGTGGTACACAGGACTTATTCATTCCGTTGTGGTACGAAGTCGAAAGCAAGAGACTAAAAAACAATCTGACCGAAAACAAACTGTACGGATGGTGCAAAGGTGATTCACTTGCAGACAATGGTTTCGCAGATATAAACATGGAAACTCCATGGGATTAGGAGATAGATATGGACATAAAAGAATTTGAATATATTGTTGAAGTATGTAAACAGTCTGGGATGAAAGTGGCAGTTCACCCGAAATCATACCAGATAAACATGACGGATGTTGATGGAGTGGTGCAGACATATTACGCAAGTCGCAGCAAAGGTTTATTCCGAGATGGCAATGACTGGAAGAAGTCCGGTAAACACACAGAAGAGAATCTTTCTGTTGATCGTTTCATTGCATTGTGTAAAGGCGAAGAAGATATTTTGGAAACCTTCTTCGATTAGGTGGCAGCATGGCAAGTGCAAAGTTTGAAAAAGGTTCTCAAGAGTTTCAATGGTTCGGTGCATTCTGGCAGATAGTCCAGAAGCACTGGATTCCAGAAGAAGATGATTTCTATTGGGATTCGTTGACCTCAGACGTTAATGAACTGTATGAAAAATTCAAAGACAATGAGAAACTGGAAAGGTTCACAAAGGCCATGGCAATCCGCTTCATGGACTTCATGGTAGAGGAAAATAAGAATGTCAGATAAAGATACCCTGTTGCACTACGCTTTAGAAAATGGCATTATAGATATGTCAAGCATCGAGCAACAATATAACATGGCAAAAAGGGGAGAATATTTACAACGGCAAAAAATCTGGCAAGGCAAAAACGGCAGATGGTACACATATCTGCCAGGTGATGATGGGAAACGTAGACAGGTTTCCAAGAAAAACAAATCTGACTTAGAGGACTGCATCGTAGATTTCTGGATAGACAAGGCGGTAAACCCTACCGTCAAAGAGATTTTTGAGGAATGGCTAGAACGGAAAGTCAGATACAATGATATCTGCGGAGCTACGGCAGACCGATACGAGGATGATTTTAAGAACTACTTCCAGACATTTGGCAAGAGGAAAATCAAATCCATAACAGAGATGGAGATAGAAGACTTCTTGCGATCCACGGTAGCAGATAACGAGCTAACGAGAAAAGCATATGCAAATGTGAGAACTCTTGTGTATGGAATCTTCCGTCTGGCTAGGAAAAAGAAGCTGACCAAGTTAGACGTCAAACTGGTAGTCGAGGATATTGATTTCTCACGGAATTCATTCCGGCACACTCAAAGGGATTCCAACACACAGATATTCCTAGTGTCGGAAGAAGAGAAGGTGATGAAGTATTTGACTAACAACATCGATGTCATGAACCTTGCTCTGCTGCTGATGTTCAAAACAGGATTACGAATCGGAGAAGTAGTTGCTCTGGAAGTCGGAGATATACACGGCACTCGTGTACACGTTTCCAAGACTGAAACGAGAGTGGACAATCATTTCACGATAAAGGATCATCCGAAAACGGATGCCGGATTCCGAGATGTGATAGTCAAGAACGATTACTTCTGGATGTTGGAACGGATAAAGAATCTTCCGAGGACTGGCAAGTACCTGTTTGAACTGGACGGTAAAAGAGTAACTGCACAAAGGTTACGCAGAAGATTGTACAAGGCTTGTGATAAAGCTGGCATCGACAGAAAGTCTCCGCACAAGGTTCGCAAGACTTACGGCACGAAGCTGATTGACAGCGGAATCACGCAAGCCATAGCAATCGAGCAGATGGGGCATACAGATATCTCGTGTCTCCAGAAGCATTATTACTTTAATCGCTTTGATGATGAGATCAAGGCAAAAAAAATCAACCAGATAGATGCTATCTGATTGGATTGATTGAATTTTTGATTGAATTGTGATTGGTGAAAGCCACAAATGCCCTGTTTCCAAGTGGTTAAGAGAGCTGATGACGGGAATCGAACGGCATCCGCATCACAAAGAATCCGCTATTTCTAGGCTTTCACGCTGATTTATCCATGATTGAACTTGATTGAATTCCAAAAGAAAGGAGTGTTCGATGCTTGACTTCTCTGGAATCAATCGATAAACCCCTACCCCTAAAGGATTTTTAGGCAACCGATAAACCCTACCCCCTAAAGAGAATCGATAAACCCTACCCCCTAAAGAAATTTCGAGCGTGGGTTCGGAACGCAGAGAGAAGTCCTAGAATCAATTTCTAGGCACTTTTTGTTTTTAGCCTATAGTTGTTAGGCTAACATGGTAAAAGTAAGCTCAGTTTTGTTGTACGCTTTTATTTGGGTATTGTATGTGATTCAAATATCGGTATCTGATTAGAATTTGCATTTCTGAAGTTGACACATTTCCAGAATGATGTTATTATGTAATTGATTTAATAAATACATAAGAAAGGAAGTGTATTATGGTGAAAGCACAGGATGCCAAAAAGACATTGGAACGTAGATACAAGAAAATGAATGAGCATATCAGAGAAAACTATGACAGGATTTCTGTTACAATTCCAAAGGGATGCAAGCAGAAGATTACAGATGATGTTGGCATGAGCATCAACGGATACATCAACGAGTTAATCAAGAAAGACTTTGCCGAGCGTGGCATCGAGATTTAGACTGCAAGCCAGACGGATTCGTTCGTCTGGTTTTTTTCTGCGTGTGACTGCAAGGAATTTTGATACCCCCCCACCTGTGCGAAAATACATTGCAAGGTTTTTTGATACCCCCGGGGGGTCTGAGATGATTTTCGTAGGAACTATCGAATTCGGTGATCCAGAATGTTAGAAATCCGACACAGTGTCGGATAATCGACAGAAGTCTGTCAGACCGTCAAAAAACGGCTTTTCCGTATAGCCTAACAGGAATACACCGAAAGCATAAAAACGCCAAAATGAGCAAAATATGGATTTTGGCGGCTATTCTAGCATTCTAGAATATACCGTTTTGACATTGCCGGAAACGATACCAGAAAACAAGCTCTTATTTTGGGCAAAACAAGCTTTTTGTAAATAGTCTATACCCATATAGCATAAACGCAAAAAACGCCATATTTTTGAAAATATGGCTTTCTGTTTATGCTTTTTCAGTTTTGTATATTGTCGGAAGGATCGCAGCAAGGCAATAAAAAAAGGGAAGTCTTTTTTTGACTTCCCTATACTTTACATAAAAAATTGTCTTTTGTCTGGTAATGGTATAGCATACTTGTTTCCGTTTGTATCCTGGTATAAGTGCCCTAAAATGCTTTCATACTCTTTACCAAATAGTGTTATATATCCGATTAGAGCAAAGTCTTTTTTTGCTTTATTTGTGGAAAAAATCAATCCTTTTCTAATATCCTTATTAATGTTTTTTAGGCGGTAATAAGTCTGTTTTTCTGCCGTTTCCGGCTGCGGATCGTTTCCGACTTTTTCCGCTAACACTTCCCTAATTGGTCTACTTTTGTTGATATAATCCGACAAAATTGTACTTGCTTTTCTATATCCCTGGTTATATTTTTCGAGTGTGTTTTCGCTTAAATAGATCATATTTTTTTAATTCCTTTCTAAAAATTTATAATTATATTCTAATTTGTTATCAAAATTATTTTCTATTACTGGAATGTAAAACGCCATATAATTTCCTGTTTCGTTATTGCAATTATAATATTCTAAACTGTTTACCATGTTATCAAAATCATTTTCTGCGCCTATATCATCTAGAATAAAATGTTCTCTGTTTTTTCTGTAAAGTGTAAATGGTTCATACCAGGAATTAAAAAGCTGCATATTATGCGGAACTGTTAAAATTTTAAGATTGTTTTTATAGGCTCTTCTTGCTTCTTTTTTGTTGATTCTAATAAATGTATATCCGTTTTTTGTAAAAGTGTATTTTCTCATTTTCTCCATTCCTTTCTGGCTTTATGCCTTACATTCAAAACGAACACCAAAACTAAAAAATGTTTTATTCTTATTGATTTCTACGATTTCAAAAATATCATCTTTTAAGTATCTGGCTTTTGTGTTTCGCTCTTTTTCTGTCAACAATTCATTTTCAATAACTGTATATTTATTAAAATAATCATAGGCTTCTTTTTTGGCTTTATAGTATTTCATTTTTTACCCCTTTCTCTGTTTATGCTTCGATTGTTTCTTTTTCGTCTTCCTGGATGTTGTAAAGCATTTCTTCGACTTCATCCGGCAAATACAAGTTATTAGCATTTTCAAGTAATTCATCAATAAACCAATCATCTAATTTGTCGCTATAATCTTTGTAGTCGCTGGAAACCGGGTTTCCGTATCCATTGAAATAAAAATAGTTACGCATCGGGTTAAATTCTGTATGTAATTCATCTGTGCTTGTGTCTGCGTCATATCCGAAGTAAATTCTCTGGATGATCTCGGACGGCTTCGCATCAAGTGCAAACTCGTCTATCATTTCCATTTCATAGTAACGATCATCTCCAAGGTAACCATTGTAAGCGTCCAGCTCTTCGATAACTTCGTTAAACACTTCTTCGTTTTCTTTGAAATATCCTAATAATTTTTCTCTTAACATAGCTTTAATTCCTTTCTTAAAATGTGATATAAATGTTGTTTGTTTCTGTAATAATAATAGCATTACATAAATATAATTACAATACTATATTACATAAATACATACTTTCTATATATTGCATAAAAGTATACATAAATACATGATTTTATTGTTGCTTATTACCAGAAAAGAGAAAACTGTATACCAAAAGACAATTTACTTTTTATTTGGTGGCGGTAAAATGTTGTAAAAAAATGGATACTTGAAACGGATCGAAAAAGGATTGAATAACACATGGATACCAGCAAGCCGGAAAAAGATATTAATAAAATAATTCTAGATATAAACCAGGCTATAGAAGACTTCTGCATAGATAATAATATCGAATCTATGAAAGAAGAGTCTATGAGTATATGGAACGCTTGTTTAATATATATTAATAATATTGTTTTCGGTAATGGTATTTTAAAAGAAGATAATATATATAATTCTAATTTGAATAAATACTTTAATACTAAAGGTATTAAAACTAATTTGAATAGTTATGATTATTTATTATTATCTGACTTATGTGATTATTATATATTGCTTTGTTATAAGTATAAAAAAGAAGTATCTATATTAGGTTTTTCTAAATTATCTGGTATGAGTACAGATTGTATTTATAACATTGATAAATTAAAGAATAGTGAAATAGCAAGTAGAAAAAGTAACGATATTTTAAAAAAACTTCAAACGGAAAATGAAGAAACGCTTTCCAACGGTCTTTTTGATGGATCGGGAAACCCTGTTGGCAAGATTGCAATATTAAATCATAGATTCAATTGGGCAACGACAGCAGCAGCGCACGGAATCGAGAAACAAGCGAAAACGGCGGACCAATTGCCAAACTTTCGGCAATTTGCACAACTGGAAAATGGAGATATCCAACACGATGTTGAAAAACCAACATAAAGTACCCCCTATGTCGGAAAAATCAAGGTCAACTCTTCGCTAAAGAAGTCTTTTGCGAAGAGATACACAGTGTCGGAAATCCAACACGATGTCGGGCAAGGGTAGACCCCCACGGATCACAGGGCTAGCGACGGGGGGTTAGCCCCCAAAATACCGACTTAAACAAAAAGGGGTTTAAATAATATATATATAATCTCTAACCACAAATCATAATAAAAGGGAATATATATGACAAATGGAAACTTAGTAATATTAATAATAATAACATCACTACTGATATTACTAGACATAATAGGTGTATTTTAGGAGTTAATATGAGATTCATAAGAAAACCATTACTAGACAAGATAATCTTAGTAGACATCATAACAGGATTTGCAGTAATAGGTCATTTATTGGGATTGATATATGTACCTACATGGTGGTTTGTGATGTTAGTAGCATTAGTGATACTACTGGAGATATCTAGTAGGCTTATCCGACAGACACAGATAGCTAACATCTGGAAACTTGTAAAAGATATCGTGGAGAAGAGTAATGAGTAGTTTGTTTAATAAACCAGTCCTTGTGTCGTTAGATGATGGAGCGTTGATGCCGACAAAGGCACACAGTACAGACGCTGGATTTGATCTATATGCTCCGACTAATCTAGAAAGTGGCGTGATAAGACCACATGAAAGTTTAGCAATCGATACTGGAGTACATATTGCAATCCCGAAAGGATACTGCGGATTGGTGGTATCGAAGTCCGGCTTGAATGTAAAACATGGACTGACATCTCGTGGTTTGATTGACTGCGGATACACAGGCAGCATTGTTGTAAAGCTTTTCAACGAGACTGGAAAGCCATACATCGTAGAGCCTGGACAAAAGATTAGCCAGTTAGTGCTGACATCATATCTGAATGTCTCACTTGTGGAAGTAGACGAGCTTGCCGAGACTGACAGGGGGCAAGGCGGTTTCGGTTCGTCTGGAAGATTTTAGATTGTCTCATGATATCCTCCTAGTATCATGTTAGGCATAATCACATTCCTTTCATGTTGCCCAGTAGCTAATGAGCTGATTAAAGGAGCGTCAGATACTCCGCTGGGCATTTTCTTCTCAAGTTTGCGTAAGAGGTGATAGTCTGATAGCCTTGCAACAAAAAACTATGTGTTGGAGTTTTGGTAGCCATTTGAGCATTGTGGCGAGGAGTTTTCAAAGCACAATTTGGAGAAAGAGATGCCGAAAGAAGAAACACAGTATAAAAAAGGGCATAAGGGATATTTTCACGGTAAGAAGGTCGATGAGGATCTCTTTTTTGCTTTATTGGACTTATATTTTCTTGGACGAATAAGCATGAACACAGCTTGTAAGATAATCGGGTTGAGCAGACCGACACTCACAAAGCGTTGGAATCACGTTTTAACGAGAAAAGAGATACCTTGGGAAGACTGGTTCTACGGATACGACAAGGAAAAGGGCGAAAGAAAACGAGCGTACATCCGAAAGCAGATTCGGGCAGAGCAGAGGAAGAAAGATGGCAAGTGACTATCTCGTAAAGACATTTAACGAATACGAGGACTACATAGCTAGGGGCGGTTTAACCACGGAAGTGCTAAGTGCCATGAAAGAAGCAGTAGCTGTTGCCTTGGTAACGGAAAAAGACCGAAAGTACGGTCTTGAAATTTCGCTGAAAACAAAAAAGGCTATAGACCAGTTTGTCTTCAATCAGACAGGTGGCACGTTGTGGGATTTGGAAAAATACTGCTTTGAGCATGATGACCGATTTGAGATTCTGGACTTGTGGTATGATGTTCTGCTTCTGGAAGCCAGAGAACGAGTGTTTGACAGTTATCTGCTCTACTTGGAGAAAAAGAGACTGCCGAAAGAGCGTTTTTATATGCCAAAGCGAAAGCAATTGGCGAAATTCGGTCTGATAGATGCCTACCAAGGAGCAATCGATGACATTTATGACATCGTGCTGATCTCGATGCCCCCTGGAACTGGGAAGACCACTTTGCTGAAATTCTTTAACTCTGCGGTGATAGGGTGGTTTCCAAAGGACTTCAATCTGTTCTACTCACATTCTGGAGACATTACTCGTATGTACTACGATGGTGTGTACCAGATGGTTACGGATGACCAAGAATATACATGGCATGACATCTTCCCAGACTTGAGTGTCACAAGTACGAATGCCAAGATGGGGCAATTCAATGTTGGCAAGTACAAAGCATTCCCATCCTTGCAGACTGCATCCATCGGTTCGGAGATGGCTGGTAAGGTTCGTGCATCGAAATTCCTCTTGTCCGATGACTTGATTGGAAAAATCGATGAAGCATTGAACAAATCGATTCTGGAAAAGCGGTGGATGGCATATACCACGGACGCAAGACAGAGAAAAACTGTCGATTCAGACCAGAATCCATGCAAAGAAATCATGCAAGCTACTCGTTGGAGTACGCTAGATCCTATCGGTCGGCTGATTGCTGCGTATGAAGGTTCGCCAAGGGTAAAGGTCATCTCGATGCCGGACATCGATGAGAAAACTGGCGAAAGCAATTTCGATTACGAGTATGGCGGTTTCACGGTGGAGTTTTTCAAAGACCAGCAGAAACTGATGGATGACATCTCGTACAAATGCCTTTACAAGCAACAGCCTATCGAGCGAGAAGGACTTCTGTACCACGAAGATGAACTGCGGAGATACATCAGTCTGCCGGAAGAAAAGCCAGATGCCGTATTAGCGGTCTGCGATACAAAAACTACTGGAATCGACTATATGTTTCTGCCAGTCTTCTACCAGTATGGCAATGATTTCTATCTGGTGGACTGCATCTGCGACAATTCCACGGACTTTGACATCCAGATAAACCGAATCGTTGACATTCTGGTATCGCATAAAGTCCAGAAGATAGAATTTGAGTCAAATGCTGGCGGTTCTCGATTGGCATACGATGTCGAGAACGAGTTAAAAGAGCAAGGCTATACATTCTGCTCGATAACCACGAAACCGACAGAGACAAACAAAGAGACAAGGATCATCGTAAATGCCGACTGGATTAAAAAGCAATGTCTGTTCAAGGCAAAAGACGATTACGCAGACCAGAGTGATTACGGACGGATGATAGATTTCCTGTTGAGTTATTCGATTGCCGGAAAGAACAAACATGACGATGTGCCAGATGGTATGGCAAACTTCCGTCTGTTTGTCGAGAATCTGTACGAGAACCATGTTGCAAGGATTATCAAAAGTCCGATATAGGAGATTGGGATGATAAAAGACACGCTGTCACAGTACAATTCATTGCTTATCGAGGTCGAGGATGCCAAGCGGAAAATCAGAGAGATAGAAAACTCGATGGCCTACTTGAACGAGGTTGGAGTGGTCAAGGACAAGGTTTACGGTGGCATGGGCGGTACGCAAGGATTCGTCATCGAAGGATTTCCGCAGAAGCAATGGAACAAGCGGTATGTTGTCTTGAAAAAAGCCAGACAACACCTTCTGGAGAAGGAGACATCACTTCTGGAAACCATCTGCGAGATTGAGATTTTCATCGATGAGATAGACGATGCAAGAGACAGGATCGTCATGAAGAGATATTTTCTGGAAAACAAAAAGCAACATGAGATTGCATCGGAATTACACATCGACAGGTCACTTGTCAGTAAAATAATTTCCAGATATGTGTAACTTTCACACAATTCACATAAATAGTCTGATAATATCAAACTAGATAAATTTGTAATTACGGCATCTGCGGTTTTCCGTGGGTGCTTTTTTGTTGCCGAGGTGATGGCGATGAGTCTATACGAGACATATAAAAACTATGGCCGGAAGGTCATATATACAGACGAGCGAGAGATTACTGCGGATAACGTGATTGGTGTTCTCATGGATGTCATTCCCACGCATGATTTGAATGCCCAAGTGTGTGATTATCTCATCAACTACGAAGCCGGACTTCAGCCGTTGACGAGGACGAAGGAATACCGCAAGGACATCAATGTGCAATGCGTTGATAATATCGCAAGCCAGATTACGGAATTCAAGGTTTCGTACAACTACGGCAATGCCATTACGTTTGTTGCCAGGGGTTCTGCCGATTCTGGAATCGTTGAGGACGAACCATCCGCAATTTCCCTGTTCAACGAGTGCTACGAGTCCGAGTTTGTCAGAGAAAAGACGCAGACGCTTGCAAGATTCGTGGAAATCTGCGGTCAATGCTGCGTGATTGGAGACATCAAGCGTGATTGGGTCGAAGGTGACAGTTATTTTGATTACCAAGTGCTAGATCCTCGCACATCGTTCATCGTGTACTCCAACTACTACATCGATTCCAGACCGATGATGGGTGTCACATATCGATATGACAAACAGGGGAACAGATACTTCACGGTGTTCACGAAAGACCGCAGATACGAAATCGAAGGTCTGACAAAGATTACGAACGGTGAAGAGAAATCCAAAGAGATTTTCGACTTTGGAAACCGTAGCGGAGAGAGAAATCCTCTTGGAATGATCCCGATGGTCGAATACATTCGGTCTGATGACAGGATGGGATGCTTTGAGCGGATGCTGTCAGAGTGTGACAATTTGAACCTTATGGTGTCCGACTACTCAAACGGAGTGGAGCAACTTATCCAGTCAATCTGGCACACGAACGATGTTGACTTCCCGATTGAGGAAGTGACCGATTCCGAAGGGAACAAGGTGCAGAAAATCGTTACCCCGAAATCAAACGATTGGGTTCAGACATATACCACGAAGAATGGCAAGAAGCCGTTCATCACTCCGTTGGTAGCACCATACGATTTTGCTGGAATGCTGAGTAACATCACGGCAAGGCGGTCATGGATTCTGGAAAAGAGTGGCGTACCGCAGACAACGGACAAGACCTCATCCGCTACTGGAGTGGCAATGTCCGATGCGATTGGTTGGACGATGGCAGAAATGCTTGCTCAGAAGCAACAGAACTACACAGAATCAGCCAAGATGCAAGAAGCCAGACTGATGTTGGCAATCATCAAAAAGTCTCCATATGTGGCTTCTGACAGTCCTCTGCTGAAGCTGAGATACACGGATGTTCAGCCAAACATCAAGCGTCAGAAATCGTATGAATTGACGGTCAAGGTTACGGCTTTTGCTACTGGAGTATCGCATGGTATTGATCCGGCAAGCATGATTAGAGCAATCAATCTGTTTGACGATCCGAACCAAGTAATCGCAGATTCCGAACCATACATGGAGCGTTACCTGTCGAGCATTTACGACAAACAACAGACGGTTGTGAAGGATGTGTCTGGAATGGACTATTCCGCACAGGTCAGCAACTCTCCGACAATCGATGGCAATTCCAAACAGGAAGTGCCGAAAGAGAATCCAGAAAAAGACCGTAGAGATAACAACGCAAAGTAGGTGTTTTGAATGGCTTTATTGGAATTCGACAAACTGAATACGATTAGTCTGATTGAGATTCCAGAAGAACGTAAACGGTCAGAACCGTATGAAACCTACTTCGGGGATATGTATCTCACGGAAGAACAGATAGAGGACAGAAAAGAAGTGGCTAGTCGGATGGAAGAACCGCTTCGAGATTTCCTGTTGCTAATCATGATTGGACTGGCAACAGGAGTTGTCCTTTACGAAGAAGCCAGAGAAGAGCTTCTGCAAAACCTAATTGCCCAAAACATTGCAGAGGTCGAATATCTGGAAACGCTGACTGCGGATATTACGGATTCCACGAGAAGACATCCGAACGATGACTGGTACTTCTCCGAAGACAGAGTAATCTTCATCTCCGAGAACGAAGCAAATACCATCATGAATGGCACAGAATTCCAAGAAGCCAGAAATCGTGGTATGACAAGAAAACAATGGATTGGCATGAAAGACAAACGTGAGCGAGAAACTCATGTCAAGATGAACGACATGATCTTGCCGATTGACGAATATTTTCTGGTAGGCGAAGCAATATGCCTTTATCCGAAAGATGTCGTAAGCCCATACACGACATTGCCGGAACATCCAGAGGAACTGGTCAATTGCAGATGTCAAATCCGATATATGAGATAAGCTACCCAGAGCGCACTTCGGTGCGTTCTTTTTTGTGCAGAAAAGCACGTTAAAAAATCCGTCAGAGAAAGACGAAAACGAGCGGTTAATGACTAGAGAAAAGTCTTAAAACAGAGCATTGTCGGTCGGACATAAAGCGACAGAAAGAGGTGTCAACTATGGCAGAAGAAATGAAAAACAACGAAGTCGAGGAAACCAAAGAAGTCAACGAACAGGAACATGAAGAGGAAACTCCATCTGTCCGAGAGTTGATGGTGCAGATTAAAAAACTGGAGCGAGAGAAGAACAAAGCATCTTCCGAAGCTGCGGAGTACAAGAAGAAATTCCGTGCTACACAGTCTGCACAGGAAGTCGAGAAAGCCGAACGAGAAGAATTTCTCGAAAAGCAGAAAGAAGAGACTGAACAGATGCGTAGGCAACTGAACATTCTCACTCTGGAGAAATCCTACATGGGCATGGGATTTACCGAGGATGAAGCATCACGCATGGCGGTTGCTGAAACCGACAACGATTTGGAAACCAAGATGAAAATCATGACTGAGGTTGATGCCCGAAAGAAGAAAGATTTTGAAGCCGAATTCATCAAAAACAGACCAGAAATTAATTCTGGTTTTGGTGGGAAGACCATCACACAAGAGGAATTCGACAAAATGTCTCTTTATGATCTCACCAAATTACGGAGAGAGAATCCAGAGACATATGACCGTTTAATGGGTCTTAAATAAATAACCAGTAACAGAAAGAGAGGTATTTAACATGGCAGCTGGAACAAACGCAACATTATTGGCTGACCTGCTCGATCCGCAGGTAGTCGCAGATTACATTGACAAGAAACTTGTAGACAACATTCGTCTTTCTCCGTTGGCACACGTAGAGAATACTCTGGTAGGCCGTCCGGGTGATGAAGTAACACTTCCGCAGTATCAGTACATCGGGGCAGCAACAGCGGTAGCTGAAGGTGCTGATATCCCGATTGCAAAACTCAGCCAGACCACAAAGACCGTAAAAATCTCCAAGATTGGTCGTGCGGTAGAGTTTTCCGATGAGGCACTTCTGTCTGGATACAACAACGATATCGCAGCTGAAGCAGCAAAACAGGTTGTTGTTGCAATCAACGACAAGGTTGAGACAGACCTTATCTCCAACATGAGTACAAACGCTACTCTGACTGCAACAATCGGAACTGGCGCATCTGACGATCCGGCAGATGGCATTGCTGACGCTCTTACTCAGTTTGGTGAGGATCTGGATGGCGAAAAAGTTATCGCAATTCCTCCGGCATTCTACGCAAGACTGCGTAAGTCCAAACTGTGGATTCCGAACACAGAGATGGGTGCAAACGCAATCGTTCGTGGAACAATCGGTATGGTACATGGTTGCCAGGTTGTTCCGATGAACAGACTGACTGCAAGCAATACTGCTTACATCGTTAAGCCGGGCGCACTTGCAATCTTCATGAAGAGAAACACTCTGGTTGAGTTTGATCGTGACATCCTGTCCGAGATGAACTACATCAAGGCATCCAAGCTGTTTGCTCCGTATGTATATGACCAGAGCAAACTCATCAAGGTTACTATTGGTGCGTAATTGAGGTGAGCATATGAGCATGATGATTCATCGGCACATGAAGAGAGTGGCAGAGAAAGAAAAATCTGCCACTACTTCTGCCAAAAAAGAAGTAAAAGACAAGTCGGTCAAGAAGTCCGACAAGCCGAAAAAGGAGCAGTAAACCATGGACGAACTGATTGCTGAAATCGTTGAAGATTTAAAAATTGAATTAGAAAACGATGTTGGATTTTCCGAGGATGCTCTTACCGCAAAGACGAGGAATGCTTATCGTGAAGTCAAATTGGCAAGAAACTATCCGTCAACATATTCTCAGCAGTTGATTGATAGCGACATGGAGAAATACATCTCAGTAATCAGAGATATTGCTCTTTTTGACTACAACCAAATCGGTAAGGACTTTGAACAGAGTCATACCGAGAATAGCGTTACTAGGTCTTACACATCCAGATTATCGTTATTTGCAAACGTAACTCCAATTGCACGTTTTTAGACGGTTGTACGCTTATGCTGGGCGTTCTGATGTGATGTGGTGGGTAGCAGAACATTTTTAGAAAGGTGTGATTGGAATGATGCCAATGTGGGTTGAGTGGATCGTTTTTCTAATCGGGATTGCAACACTTGTTTTTTCAATCATCTGGAATGCCAGAAGTGACAAGAGAGCGACAGTCCAAGAGATAGAACAACGAGTCAAAGATAACACGAGAATCAACACGAAACTGGATGACATATCTAGTGTGAGTCGGGAAATCAAAGACGATGTTTCCTCGATGCGTAGAGACATTCAGCAACATAACGAACGGCTGATTAAGGTCGAGGAATCATGCAAATCTGCACACAAACGGATTGATGAAGTAATTAGTCTCAAGTAGGTGATGATATGCGAGTTGAACGATTGGCATTGAAGGATGCCCAAAAACTGAAATATCTTCTCCAGACCAATGAGAAAACTCCAGTCAACGAAACGGATGCTACTGGCGAAACAGAGTATATCGAGGTTGACGGTGAGTTAGTACCGTTGGAAACAGGTGAGTATGAGATTGGTCACACTCAGAAAGGTGACAATCCCCCGAAGGATGAGATTGTTGAATTCCTTGGAAACCTTGCCTTTTCTGGAGACACCTATTTTTTCTCTGGTGGTACTGTGTCGAAGGAATACGGCATCGATGATTCCGATTATGATGCGGTCTTGTGTATGCCAAAGGACAATGTTCCTATTACGGAAACGAGTTACATCTGGTACAAGAGCGAGGTCGAGTACGAGGATGAAGAGCAGACAAGAGTAAATACATCATCTGCTGATTACCGGGTAGTCAAAATCGTTCCGTCACTTGGGTTTGATCGTTATCTTTTGAGGAAGGTGATTAACTGATGAATGTAAGTGTTACCCTGTCCGTTTCACAATTGGACAAAACTATCAGTAAATTGCTCAAATACGAAAGAGAACTGGAAGTCAAGAATGAGGTCTTCGTCAAGAGATTGATGGAAGAAACAAATCCAGTAATCCAAGAAAGAATGACTTCTGGAAAGACTGGTAGTGACGCTGGCGAAGATAGTAGCCGAGAATATACAACCGAGAAGGTTACCAACAAGGCTGACGCTAGGGTGACAGGTACGCTTACGTTGTTCAACGAGAGCATTATGTTCTGGGAATTCGGTGCTGGCGTTTACTACAACGGACTTGCAGTTGGCGGTTATGCTTCTAAGTTTGGATACGGCCCTGGTACTTATCCAGGGCAGACCCATGTGCCAGACCCAGGCTATTGGTACTACAACAAGAAGAAATCCTACGGTACAGAAGCTACCATGCCGATGTATTACTCGATGCAAAAGATGAGAGAAGAACGATTCAGAGTGGCAAGAGAGGTGTTTGGAAGTGGCAAACAATGATTGGTACGCAAGTCTGGAATCAAAAATCTTCACGATTATGAAAACCAGAATTGTCAGAAATTTAAGAAGCAAATATCCAGACATCTTCTGCACATCGTCTGGAAGAACGGATTCAGATCCTGTTTTCCCGACAGTCTACATCCACGAATTGCCCGGAATGGAACAGGGCATGGATATCGAGAATTCTGGCATCAATGCGGTGTTAGAAACCATCCAAGTGGATGTGACAACAAACCAGTCCATGAAGGACTGTACGCAAGTTATGACTGAGGTTATAACGCAATTGAAACTGTTACATTTCAATGTTTCCGCTTTGCCGACATATCTGGTAGAAAACGAGAACATCTACCGTGGAGTTGTCAGGGCAAGGCGGTTGATTGGAAGTGACGATACATTAAATTGATTTACGAAAGAGAGGTAAATAATCATGGCAAATGTCGCAGGTCTTAGTACCATCGGAGTGCTTGTCGGTTATGCAACTGAGTCAACCGCTGGGACACGCCCCACGGCTGGTTTTACGAAACTGAACAGAATCAATGCGGTAGGCGGTATCAGCCTTGATGTTGAGCAGATTGATGCTTCTGCTCTGGAAGATTCCGTTACCAAGTATATTGCTGGTAGAGCAGACACAGGTTCTGATTTCTCCATTACAGTTAACTACACAAATGAAACTGCTGCTGAGTGGGCAACACTCTTTACCGCAGCGCAGACTGCTAAGAATGCAAGCAAGGCTACATGGATTGAGATTTATCATCCGTCACTTACAAATGCATTTTTCGTATCTGTTGAACTTCCGAGCAAATTACCTGTGCCGGAGATGGGTCAGAACGAACTGCTTACCGTAGAAATCGGTTGCACAGTTGTTGACTTTGAGACTGGAACAGCGGTTGCTCCGACAGATCCGTCATAATCAATCATTTTATTCACAGGGGCGGTCTTCGGACTGCCCTTGCCCTTTCTAGGGCAGGGCAAGGAGAATTATCATGGCAAAGAATACTTTTGAAATCAATGGAAAAGAATATACTGCAATCCCATTTACTTTCAACACGGTCTGCGAGTTAGAGGACATCGGATTCTCGATGGAAGACCTCGACAAGAAACCAGTATCTGCGGTTCGGGCATATTTCGCATTATGTTGCGGAGATGTCACGCTTGCCGGAAACGAAATCGAAGCACACCTTATCGGTGGTGGAGATATGACTGGTATCATGGGAGCAATGACAAAGGAGATTGAAGAATCTGGTTTTTTCAAAGCTATGGTGCAGACGAATACTCCGAAAGCACCACAGGATCACCAGAAACCGAAATCAACAGCTACCAAGCCGAAGAAGTAAAAACGTATCCGTCATTACGAGCCGAATACGAACAGGAATGGATTCCGAGAGCGATCTTGATTGGAATATCTTGGAAAGAGTTTTGGGAAATGAATCCAAGGATTCTAAGAGCATATGCCAAGGCAGAAGAGTTACGCAGACAACAAGTCGATGCAGATGCATGGCTTAACAATCTGTACAATCTCCATGCAATTCAAGTTGCTTTGGACAAGGGATTCAACGGCAAGAAGTCCAAACTGGAATATCCAGACAGGCCGTTTTCGGATAAAGAAACTACTTCCAGTCATGTAAGAATAGGTGAAAAGACCATCGTGGATGAAGAGAATCCAAAGAACACGATTATGAGTCGGGAAGACCAGAAAAAGGTCAATTACCTGTTCGCACAGCTTGGTGTTATGAAAGCGAATTGGGAAATTGAAAACAACATAAAAAAGCAAGCCGATAGTGTGTCATAGCCTATCGGCTTTTTCTGTATTTCAGCACCATGAGAGGTGGTGATTACATGGCTGAAAGTATAGATAGATTATCGATTGAAATTGTATCGGATGCTAGTAAAGCTGCTGATACCGTGGAGCGTTTAACCACGCAATTGATAGCATTGAAAAACGCACTAAAAGGCATTGACACAAGCGGTTTGAAGAAACTTTCTGGTGCGATGAATAGTGCTGGTGCAAGCAGTAATAAATTGACTGCGGAGCAGAAAAAGCAAGCGTTGCAAGCCAAGAGGTTGCAGTCAGCATACAATTCTCTGGTTGGAACTACCAAGAAGATTGCTACACAGCAGATTTCGCTTCGTTCTACACTCCTTCGGGTAGCCGGAGTGTTCGGAACGATTTACGCTGCTTGTTTCATGCTTGTTCGTGCCTTTGGAGCGTTGAAGAAAGCAATTAACTACGCTGCTGATTTGACTGAGATCCAGAACGTAGTTGATGTTACTTTTGGAAGTGCTGCAAGTAAGATTGATGAATTCACCAAGACATCCATTAAGGACTTCGGCATCAACGAACTGTCAGTAAAGACATTTGCTGCACGTTATCAGTCAATGGGTGTTGCAATGGGCATTACCAATGAGCAAGTGAAAAAGGCTCATGAATATCTGTCGCAATTCAGAACTCCTACTGGAGCGGTAAACGGATATAACGAACTGTCAGATTCGATGGCAGATATGTCCATCAACTTGACGAAACTGACTGGTGACTTGGCATCGTTCTACGATCAGAACCAAGAAGATGTTGCACAGGCATTGCAGTCTGGTATTTTTGCGGGTCAAACTAGACCTCTGCGCCAGTACGGCGTAGATTTAACACAGGCAACACTTCAAGAGTGGGCATTAAGCCAAGGAATCAATGCCAATATCGCAAGCATGACGCAAGCTGAAAAGACCATGCTTCGTTACGAATACACGATGCAACGATTAGGCATGGCACAGGGAGACTTCCAGAGGACAAGCCATAGAGGTAAACGTGTGGCCTAGTACGGTAACGTGCTAGTGAAAATCGGGTAAAATCGGTAAAGACTAAGTTGATTTAATCCGAACACTTTGGTATAATGTGTTTGAGGTGATTTAATGCGAACACATTATATTTACAAAGCAACAAATATAATAAACGGAATGTCATATATAGGACAAACCGTAAACTTTCGTGAAAGAAAACTGGAACACGAAAGATGCCGAGAAGAAGACGATTGTATCTTCCATCGAGCAATAGCCAAATATGGCAAAGACAATTTCATATGGGAAATCTTGGATGAAGCCGATTCAAATGAATCGGTTAATGAATTGG